TACGCCGAATTCCCGTATTGTAAAATAATTCATATTTTGGATTCGTTCCTGCCGTATCGAGTTCAATAAAGTTACCAAGAACTCTTGAATTCTGGCTAAGCTTGGACAATGCTTTACCAAGATTAGTTTTAAATCTCTTTTTGGTCTCTGCCATAATTTTCTATATTTAAAGTCCTTTAAAATAAGTCTTTATTAAATCTTTGGTTTGCTGTCATTTTAAAATATTCTTAAAATGTTTAAGTGTAGAATTTAAACAATTTTAATAAAGAATCCTTTTTCTTTTGAAATGGAAGTAAATCCGGCGTTATTAAAAACATAAATGTCAAATATAGTTCCCGGAATTAAACTTTTGGGCAGTTTAAATTTAATAAGATTTTCACTCATTGAGATCATTTCTTCAGTAATTGCAAATCCAGAAACTTCTCCCATTTTAATTGTATCAATAGTAACAGGGGTCAGTCCTTCTGGTTCTAAATCAATAGGATCAACTGGTTTAACTAAGAGTCCTGTGCATTGATTGGCAAAGAAAGACCGTCCTTCAATTATTAAAGTTTTTTCAGATTCAATTGAAATATAATTTTCAATTCCTTTTCTCAACCGAATATTATCGACAATTACATTAGTAATGGAAGGCCATCCATCTTTATTAAAATATTCTATTCCTTTTTCTCCAATTTTAGCTACATTTGTATTATAAGCCATTTCGTTCTCTACCGAAGTAATAACTCCGAATTTTTGAGAAGGCCTGTTGAAAATCCATCCTTCAATGGTAAATTCGGATGTTCCATGAATAAGCCAATTTTTATTTTCTTCAGCTGTTCGAGGATAATCAATTACAAAATTGCCGCCCCACAAAGCTTGACATCTTATTTCTTGAGAACCAGTCTGTAATTCCTGAGGAGTCTGCCAGGATATAAAAAAATAGGGATTAGTAAATGCAGCAAAATTAGTAAACATTTGCCAAATATCTCCGAAGAATTTTGTATAAAAATTTACGCTAAGATCGATCTTAATAGGAGTAGGCTGTTTATATCTTATCTCCTTAGGAGATATATATGCTCTTAGTTGTAGCTGCTTATTAAAAGATCTTGTACTATCGAAAGCAATTGACTGGACCTCTCCAACTACAACTGGTAAGGTAATATTACCAGCGGCATTTACAATGTCGGTAAAAACCCGTGTTTTATTTCCGATAAGATAACGTGGAACAATATATTTTTCTTTTCCATTTTCATCCTTGCCTCTTCTAATTACACAATCATCAAAAGCACTAAGGAATTGGGCTAAAAGAATTTCAATTTCAGAATTATATTGCTGGTCCAACATTGTCAAGTATTTAAAATGAAAAAGACTAGTCAACTTTAATGACTAGCCTTTCATAAATTCTTTAAATCGATCAGCCCAGTTTTTATTTCTTAAATTAAAAACAGGTATATTATAATGATTTGCCAATCTTATAACAGTTCCAGTTCCTCCAGTTTCAAAAGAAGTAAAAGTTTCAGCTCCGTCCCGGGTATAACATAAAATAAAATGAGAAGGAGTCGCTAAATCCTGCCCTAAAATCTGAAGAACATTTCTTCGATGAAGCTTTAATGTGCTTTCTCGAAGATTACTGAAATTGGGATGAACTCTACTAAGAATTTCATCAATACAATTTATTAAATCTAAAGGTGTAACATATCCATGGACTTTATTATTGAAAAAAGTCCATGGAAGATAAATCTCTTTATTGTAAAGAGATCTTACACCATTTTCAAAAGCGGTATCAGCTCCTTCCGCTCCTCCGCTTCTGAGAATACAGCCTTCTTTTTCTAATAAAGAAGCCAGGGCTGTCATCTTTTCAAGATACTCATGAGGAGTATCTCTATTCCCAACTCCAGTGTAAAAGATCTTCATTAGGCTAAAAGAATATTCTTCAATCCAATTTCATTGAGATAATCATCTTCTAGAGCATTAAGTACTAATTCTTTTTCATCAATTGGCTTCGCATCTTTAGTAGACATGATATGATAACCTATTGAACAACCCAATTCAGAAGTAATTGCATCAATCATCTTTTCAGCCGGTGCGTTATTCATATCAATTCCATACTTTGTATAGACCAATTCCAACGCTTCTAAACATTTTTCGTTATAATCTCTTTTCATTTTTATACAAATCTTTCTAGGAAATATTTTGGAAGTTTATCTTTATTTTGAATTAGGCTTTTAGTTAATGTTCCATCTAAAATATAAGTTACTGCCTCGTCAGAAGCATTTCTAATAGTGCGCCCGCACATTTGAATACAAGCGCCTAGCATTTTATTAGTGTACCATTCTTTATCATCTTGCGCTAATCGTTTAACTCGTTCATCGCCCAATGGCAGAAATGGAGCTTTTAAAATAACGGCAAACTCTCCCAAGGCACCACAAAGGTCAACACCATGAGTCATTGACGGAGACACAAGAATTGTATCATCATTTCGTTCAATATGTTCATTAATTAGAAATTCATTAGTTTTTCCTGGTTCTCTAAAAAGAAAACGGGGATTATTGCCTACTGCCTTTTTAAATGCTTCGGTAATTTCAAAGGTATGAGTATGAATAATACCTTTCTTTCCTTTATAATTTTCACAAATCTGTTTAGCAATCTTGCAAAGTTGGGGAATTACTAAAGCTTTGTTTGAATAAGAAACAGAAAGAAAATTAGATAAATGAATTGGGGCTTTCTTAGGATCAAACGTAGATGCCGATTCAATATAATAATACTCGTCCTCCTTAATTCCCAATTGCTTGGCAAAGTTCTTATAATCAATAATAGTAGCTGACATAAGAACCACTAGATCACAATGCTTAAACAATCGTTGGGCAATTTTATCAACCTTAAAAGGTTTAAAAATTAACTCTTCTTTATTATGTTCGATAATAAATTCATTATTATCGATAATGTCAAGTACCTTATCACAAGAATCATTAAAAATATTAATGGCTCGGAAAACAAGTTTCTTTTCTTTACTCATTTTCTTAAGGTCCTTGCCTCTCATTTCTTTTCTTTTTTCTACGAGAGTAGAATAAATTGAAGCTTTTGCACTCCTCAGCCAAAGAATATATTTTTCATAATTAGAACCTTGAGTTGGTGTAGGAGGAATCTCAATATTAAGCTTTTTTAAAATCTTA